ACCTAACTTTAATTTAACTAAACTACCTGATGTTGTTACGCAAGTGCAAACAGCACCTGCTAGACAGTCATTGAATCAAGATGCATTGATGAAATTAGCTTTAAGTGGTGACCCACGTGCTAAAGTATATGTTGAAACATTACAAGCTATGAAGGATTTAAATCCTGTAGCAAAACCAAGACCAACTCAAGTTACACCTAATGGGCAATTAATATATTCAGATACTGGAGAATTAGTTACAACAAGAAACTTTGCTGCACCTAAAGAAGCTCCATCTATGACAGAAGAACCAAATAGAGTAGCTTTGGCATTATATAACAAACCAATAAATCAATTAACACAAAGTGAAATTGGTAAAGTTAATAACTATATAGAACAATCAAAAATTCGTGTTGCAGGTGCTACTGTACCTAGTAGACAGCCATCATTTACCGATGCAACATTATTAAGAAAAGAAATTACAGATAACCCAATAGTTAAGGCATTTAATACTACTGATAGTGCATATAAAATTATTAAATCATCATTAGGTGGCACACCATCACCTGCAGGTGACTTAGCAGGTGTAACTAAGTTTATGAAAATATTAGATCCTGAATCTGTAGTACGGGAATCAGAAGTTGGTTTAGCTATGGGTGCAACAGGTTTATACGATAAGATGACAAGTTATTACGATAGAATGATAAGTGGTCAAAAACTTAACCCTATACAACGTAAAGACTTTTTAGATACAGCAACTAAATTTTATGATGTAGCAAGAAAATCAAAATCTAATGTTGAAAATCAATATATAGGCCTTGCAATAGCAGGTGGGTTAAATCCAAAATTAGTTGTTGGATCTCCAACATCAGAAACATCTTTGACTGATGCAGATAAACAAGCATTATATTGGGCAAATAAAAATCCAAAAGATCCTAGATCAGCTCAAATTAAATTAAGACTAGGAAAACAATAATGGCTAAATTTAATCCAGATGAATATTTAAAAAATGTTGGTTCTTTTAATCCTGATGAATATTTGGGATTAAATGCAGATATACCTACAGAAGCTATGCTTGCATCTAATGTAGGTGAAATTCAACAACCTACTACATTAAAACAAAAGGCAATTGGTGCTGGTGAAGCTGCATTGTCTGCATTGACAGGTGCTACTAGTGGTACATTAGGTGGAATTTATAATGTATTAACTACTCCTACTGCTCAAGAATCTGCACAAAGAAAAGCAGAGTTTCAACGTATGAATCCTAATATTCCATATAGTGAAGCAGAACAAAAGTTTTTAACAGGGTCTGAGGCATTAACTTATTCACCTAAAACGGAAACAGGACAAAAATATGCTGGTCATTTAGGTGATGTCATTCAACAGTCTGGCATACAAGGTTTAGTTGGTATGCCTATTGTAGGTAAAACTGTACCAAAAGTATCAATTCCAAAATCTGGCATAACATCAAATGTACTAGGTTTAACTACTGGTACTGGTGCAGAAGCAATTAGTCAGGCATATAAGGCTGGTAAAGAAGGTGGTGGTAGATCTACTGTATTTAAAGAAAACTTACGTGGTGAAGTACCAATTGAAATGGTTCTTAAAGATGCAAAAGATTCATTAGCTCAAATGAAAGCAAATAAATCATCAGAATATGTAAATAATAAAACTGGATGGGCTGCAGATAATACTAAATTAGATTTTGCACCTATTGAACAATCATTTAAAACACTTGAAGATTCATTAAAACAAAATGGTAAGTGGAAGATTGGTAAAGATGAAATCACCAAAGTAAATGAAGTTAAATCTGTGATTAATGATTGGAAAAAATCACCATCACTTCATACAACCGTAGGTTTAGATGCATTAAAGCAACGTATTGATGCTATCTATCCAGACAGTCCAAAACAGAGTCAAGCACAAAGAATTATTTCTGGTACAAGTAAATCTGTAAAAGATTCTATCATTAAGCAAGCACCAGATTATGAATCTGCTATGAAAGATTATGAGCAAATGTCATCTACTATTAAAGAAATTGAAAATGCATTGTCACTTGGTAATAAGGCATCAAAAGATACAGCATTGCGAAAATTACAATCTTTGACTAGAAATAATGTACAAACCAATTATGGCGGTAGATTAAACCTTGCACAACAACTAGAAGATGTTGGTGGTGCTAATATTTTACCTGCAGTTTCTGGTCAGTCATTAAGTGCAAAGATGCCTAGAGGATTATCAGGTCAAATTGGTAGTCTTGGTAGTGGGTTAGCTGCAATTTCTAATCCTCAATATTTAGCTGCATTGCCTTTTATGTCACCTAGATTAATGGGTGAATTATCTTATGCTGCAGGTAAAACATCTAATTTTATTCCAACAGCTCCAAAAATACCTTACAATCAATTGCCATACTTAGGTCTTTTACAAAATCAACAAGGTAATAAATAATGACTCCTGAAGAACAAAAAGAACTCCATAAAGAAGCTATCAAAGAGGCTATTCAAGAGTGGCTAGATAAACAGTTTATTACAGTTGGTAGATGGACTTTAAAAGGCTTTGCTGCAATGGGATTAGTATCATTACTATGGGTATATTCTGCAGCACATGGATGGAATATTAAATTTTGAAACAATCATTTATTAATAAGATAACTTTATGCAAGCACTGTCATGGTGCTTTCATTATTGATGAAGAAGGTAATGACGATACCTGTGATACTTGCTTAGTTGAAAGTGAGTTGAGTCAAGAACTAATAGACTCAGAAGATGGATTATTAGAGCATATTCAAGAACAATTGAATAAAGATAACTAGGATAATATTATGGGTGCATTATTTAGCTTTTTAGGTGGGTCAATATTTCGCATGATATGGGGTGAAGTATCTGCAGCCTATACGAAGGCACAGGATCATAAGATAGAATTAGAGGCAATGAAATTACAAGATACGTTAGATGCAAACAAGTCTACGCGTGAGTTAGATAGGCTTAAAACACTATCTGATCTAGGTATTAAAGAGCTAACTATTAAATCTGATGCAGACCTACAGCTTAAAGATGCAGAGGCATTTGTGGCTTCTATGGCTACGATTAACGTAAAGACAGGAATACAGTGGGTAGATGCATGGAATGGAATTATAAGACCGTCTGCAGCTACTACAGCTATATTGATATGGTGGTTCTGTCTATATACGCAAGGCTTTGTATTGACTGAATGGGATAAAGAGTTACTAGGTGTAATCCTAGGATTTTACTTTGCCCATAGAACTTTTGTAAATAAAAAATGAATGAACTAGATTTGCTCATTTCTCTTATCAAACGATTTGAGGGATGCAGTCTAAAACCTTATTATTGCCCTGCAGGTATATTAACCATAGGATGGGGTGCAACTGGACACGGAGTAAGCAATGCGATTACATGGACTCAAGCAGAGGCAGATGATAGGCTTAGAATTGATGCTAGTAAATTTCTTCTTGGCACTAAAAAACTGCTCCCTAATACATTTGGCAACAGGCTGGTTGCCTGTGCAGATTTTGCTTACAATCTGGGATTAGGCAATTTAAAGAATAGCACACTACGTAGAAAAATAATAGCTAATGACTATGAAGGTGCTATAGTACAGTTCATGCGTTGGAATAAGGCTGGTGGCAAGGTTCTAAAAGGCTTAACTTTAAGACGTAGAGCAGAAGTAACTTTATTCACAAAAAATTGAGTACATATGAAAATTCTAGTATTGCCAGACGTACAGGCAAAGCATGGTAATGATTTTGGATTCTTAACATCAATCGGTAACTACATAGTAAGCAAAAAACCAGACGTAATTGTATGTATTGGCGACTTTGCTGATATGGAGAGTTTAAGCTCATTTGACCGTGGTTTAAAGTCATTTGAAGGTCGTAGTTACCAAAAAGATATTTGGGCTGCTAGGGAGGCTATGGATGCCCTTCTTACACCATTGTTTAACTACAATGATATACAAAAACGTACTAGACACAAAAGATACAAGCCTAGAATGGTTTTAACTTTGGGT